TCTTTGCTCGGTGGTCCTGCTGGTAGCGCGGTTGGTTCCATGATTGCCTCAGCATTAGGTGTTAGCAATACCCCTGATGCGGTAGCCGCTGCAATAAAGTCAGATCCTCAGGCTGCTATAAAAATCCGCCAGATTGAAGCTCAGTTAGAACAAACCCGGTTAGAGGTTCGCGGCCAAGCTATACAGGCAGAAGCAACGGGAGAGTCATGGTTGCAGCGTAACTGGAGACCGTTGACTATGATTTGGTTTAGTATATTACTTGGTGGGTACTGGTTTGGATATACCCCTGAGAATCTTTCTGAGGAGGCTATACTGTCTCTGTTTGGCTTAATAAAGTTAGGATTAGGCGGTTATGTATTAGGGCGCTCAGCCGAGAAGATTACCAAGGAGTTGAGCGGGTCTGGTATTATAGCCAATATGATGAAATCTAAATAAGGTTTAAACGGTACTTCCGGATGGCTTCCCTGAGGTCTAATTGCTGGTCAGCCCTTTGGCCTAAGCGGAGCAGCATTGCCTCGTCTACTGTACCCTGTGCAATTAGATGATGAACCCGGACATACTTACCCTTTACACCTTGTCGCCATACTCTAGCAATAAACTGAATATAGTTCTCCAGGTTCCAAGTAAGGCTATACCAGCATACATCGTTACCACCTTGCTGGAAGTTTAGACCGTGAGACATACTGTCTGGATGACCTAGTAGCACAGGTAATTCACCCCGGTTCCATTGCTGCTCTAGCTGCTTTGCTCGCTCTGGCTTTACGCCGCTCCCTATAAACGGTATGTCCTTACCCAGGAGGCCTCTAACCGCCTCTAGGTCGTGTTTAAAATGGTATGCAATTAGTAGCGGCTTACCGTTTAACTCACTTAGCAAATCGGCCAGAGCGTCTACCTTGGCTTTGTGTACGTGTAATACTTTACGGGTACGCTTAAACGCTCGCACTTGTACCTCGTCAAGTCCCTCTGGTACGTCCTCGTAGACTTTACCGTTGGCTATCTGGTGGCATTTCATACTGGATTGCGCGGCTGCTTCTGCTGAGACTTCTTTCTCTTCTATCTGGATGAAGAAGTTCTTCTCCATCTCCTTATAATACTTGGCTGCTTTGGTGGGTAGCGGTATTACAATGTCATTGTATACGCACTCAGGCATATCTAGATAATCACCAGAGGACATCTCTAGCACCATTGGCGCGACTAACTGGTGAATCTCTTCTGCTGCAAAGTCTTTTATTTCCCAGCTATACTTGTCCCAATCATGGGACTCAAAGTATTTCTTACGGAACTTATAGAAGTTATTACCTAGTGTTTTACCTTCATCTAACAAGTACATCTGAGACCATAAGTCTAACAGGTTACGGGGGGAAGGTGTCCCGGTCATTATATGTCTACGCTTAAACAGCGGCAACATATCAACCAGCAAGTCAAACCGCTTGCTATCATGGGATTTAAACTTGGTACTCTCATCAATCCATAAGGCGTTAAAGGGGGAAGCTTTACCAGCCTTTAACCCTGCTAGTAATTCGCTATGCAACCAAGGAAGTCCTTCAGGGTTAATAAGGTATATGTCTTTCTTCTCACCCCATAGTGACTCTTTGTTGTCGTCATGTAATATGGTGCAGGTTAGCCCGTTAAAGTTAACCCACTTCTCTATCTCACCGGGCCATACTGAATATGTAACCCGTAAAGGAGCAACCAGTAACACACCTTTGATTTCCCTTGCGTACTTTAGGATCTTTATTGCCGCTAAAGATATAGAGGTTTTGCCCAGACCGGGGTCTAGGAACAGCCCTGAGCAGGGGTTAGCCAGTAAAAAACTCAGAGCTGTACGCTGGTAGTTATGGGGTAGCCAGCGGTTCATCAGGGGCTTCTAGCTTCCTCAGCCGCGATAATGATTATAAGCCCGTCGAAATCTTCCTCTTCGCCAAGGAAATCGGCAATGGCTAACACTGTATCTATATCAGCGTTATAATCTTCGGCAAGATGCTGTAGGTAATCTTCGCGTGATAGGTAACCTTGCCTTTCGTATATGGTGCTCATTGTAGCGCTCCTGTTTTCCTGTTTTCCTGTTTTGGTGATTTGCTTAACTTGAACCTACTATTGCACGTCTATCAGGAGAAAGCAAGGAAGTTGTCTAAAATCTTTTCAGCCTGACCGGGTTGGTCGCAAACGTAATACTCAAAGCCAAACGACTCCAGTAGTTTCTGTACGGTTTTTTGAGCGGGGGACTGGGTGGACTTAGGCTTTTTAAACTCTATGAAAAACACGTTGCCACCGGGGCAGATGACACTTCTGTCAGGGAAGCCTTTCTTGCGGAGGTATATAAGCTTTAATGCTTTGCAGCCATTGCGCTCAGCATACTTGCAAAACGGTAACTCAACATCGTCCTTTTCTTTTATCTCAGATGCTTTGGCTTTGGTTTTACTGGCGCGGGATATGAAATCTTGGCTTGACATAATGAGGAGGAAGAAAAACCCCTAACCGATATTAACCGGCTAGGGGTTTTGTATTACAAGTCTTCCAGTTCTTCAGAGGCGGAACCAAAGGAGCGAACCGCTGAGACGAGACTGGTTGCGCTTTCCATTAGTTCGTCGGCCAATTTATTAACTTCTGCTGAGTCACCTTCAGAAAAGGTAGTGTAAATCTTGGCGCTGATATCACGGACGGCGGCCTTATGTTCGCGGACATCTTTACGTGCTTGAGCTTGTGCTTTACGAGCAACTTTACGCTCTTCCTTACCGGCATCTGCTTCGGCTTGGAGTTCGCGCTGCTGTTCCAAAAGGGCTTTCTTCTGTTCACGGACTTCTTTAAGCTTGGCTTGACTAGCGGACATAGTAATTTTCCTTACGTTGGTTTTGGTTTTACATCTTGGCTCAACTGCCTAGGAGTAAAGTATGGGGGTAAACAAAACGTATGTAAACCCCTTGAGCGTCAATTGTAGCCAATTTGTTTCAACATATCATTGGCCTCATTTATGTACCATTGGAAATCTATATCGCTTGGTAGCTTTTCCGGTAGCTGCATAAGCGGTACAGCGCCTTCTGACCTTGGAACTTTATTGCCGCTGGTTATATAGAATATAGCGTCTAGCTCGTCAGCGCCGTAGTACCAGCGGATAGCCTTGCCAATAACCTTACCTGCTTTAACTGCTCCGCCGTTCACTGTTCTAATACTTATGAACTGGCGAACGTCTTTACAGTTACGGATAGTTTCTTCAATTGGAACGCTGTCTTTTAAGAAGTCCCTGACTGCCTTGGAGCATATCTCATTGGTTGGGTTACTTCTTAGCCTGTAATAATGGTCGCTCTGGTCAGCGTAGGCTCCTTTACCTTTAACCCCATCAGCCTTAACCGCTATGTAGTTGTTAACGTCCCGGCTGTTAATGCTCAGATAGTCGTTTGGTTCCAGGTCGTACCCGGTATCAATTTCCCACTCTAGCACTATGTCCTCTGCTACCGCCTCCAGTGCCCTTGGGATTTTGGTAAGTATACCGTCAGTGTTTGCACTTACAACACTTATACCGGCTTGCTCAAGGCGCTCAGCCAGCATTAACAGACTAAGCTGTCCGGTTATAGTTACCTGCATCATCAGGTCTGGTGCGTACAAGCAAGACCACTTGCTGCCAAGCTTACCAAAGGAACCGTTGATGGTAATCTTTAGTGACTCGTTTATGGCGTTCCAATATTCATACGCTTTGGTATCGCCTCGCTCCTTAGCTTGGCCTGCTTTGGCTTTAGCTTCTAGCCTACGCTTTACGATTGCTTGGTATATCTTAAGGAACGGTTCTCCAAGGTGCCTCGGAGTTAATTTGTTGAATAGGATTATATGTGGGTAGTAGGCTGCAACGTCGTAGTCTCGTATTATATAGTCTTTGTCAGTTACGTGACGGGCTTTCTTTTCATTACTATGTATACCGCCAATACCTACAGTGTACAAGGTGGTTCCCATTGTGAACTTTTGCTTGGTCTTCTTTTCCGGCATGGTGCCTTTATTCTTACCGGACTTTATACGATCTTCCTCTTCAAGCTTAAAGTTAAAACCCATGTATCCGCTTTTATCAACGGTAAAGGGTAGCGTACAATATTGCTCCAATACCGCTTGTAGCTGCTCAGTTAGGAAACTAATATTAGCTGGCGGACGGTAGCGGAACCGCGTACCCGGTTCTATCTTTGGCCTAGTTGCACGTATATCATAACGCTCATCTAGCTCCCGCTTGATAACAGATTCTGCTATTTGTGCGTCAGACTTTGAACGCAAGTCTATTTCATATTCTTTAGACATTGCAGCCCGTAGGTCTATCTCTGGTTCTATTACTTTGAATAGTTCTTCAGTGTCTATTAAGTCCAAGCCGCAATAGTAACGGATATCGGGTAACTGGCTTTCCTTTATATCCTCCCAGTGATTGATAGGCATATCCATCATTTCTTTAACATGAAGGCGACCAGCATATATCTTAAGGGAAGCCATTAAGGGCGCAACTTGTATCAAGTCAATATGGTCCATTTGTAAAGCAGCTATACCGACTTGCTTTCTTACTTGCCAAGGTTGCAAACCCTCATCTATTATCATTTGACTGACTTTGTAAATAGCGGCATTGCTTAACCCGGCAACCGCTGCTTCTACAATTAGGGCATCGTACTTTATGCCATTGAATGTGACTATCGTATATGTATTAAGAAGATGCAGGATATTCTTTACATTAAGTTCAGAGTCATTGAACTTTTCAAAGTAAAGAACATCCCCTGTTGATACCTTCCTAAACATAACCAATAAGTAGTTTGTTACGCATTCTATATCTAACGTAACTAGAGTATTATGGTTCATGTTTAACCTCTATCTTACGCCCTTGTTAGCAGTGACTGTTTCCTGGCTGTTGTATTGCCCTTTAACAGCATAGCTCTGATCGCTTGGTACAGGCTTACAAGCAAAGAAAACCATTTGTCCTATCTTCATACCGGGTTTGATAAGAAGACTATGGTGCTGAGTAACATTGGTCAGCTCCAGGGTTAGCTTACTATTATTCCCGGGGTCGCACCAACCAGCCATTAGATGCTGAAGCCCTGAACGAGCCTTGGTGCGACCCCGGTTGGAATAATAGAAGGAGGACTTCAACTTATACTCCGCTGCTAGCCAATTAGGTAAGTTGAAAGTTTCCGCTGAGCTAGCCAGGATGAACTCACCGGGGAGTAATAAATAACCCTGCTCAGGTATTGTAAACTCTTTCATATTAAGGGATTCTTTTTCTTTCAGGTCAACTACAGAACCGCTCATATTAATATCTTCAACCAATATACGGTCGCCGATAGTTATATCAATACTAGCGCCGTTTATATGTTCTGGCTTTGCATCTATAACCCCTGTACTAACAAGGTATAACAAATCGGTATAAGAAACGAGTGACATAATATTATCCTCTAATGTAATCGGGGTCTTGGTTGACATAACCTGGACCGGGGCCACACTCTTCTTCGTTGATAAGTTCCTCTATTGACATTCTTGCTGAGTCATAATGACCTTCAACAATAAAATTAATAATACGCCTTTCTTCTGGCGGTAACTGACAGCAGAAGTAGAGAGTAAATTGGTCAATACGTATTTGGGTTGTATTGACTGTTAGGAACTCGTACCACTTATTAACCGGCATATATACGCCGCGTTCTTCTGCCTTTGCCAAATAGTGCATAGACTTGCGCAAGTCTTCAACGCCGTTCTTGTCACGCCAGCGGCTGACATACTTGGTGGCATTACCTAGTAGATAGGGCATATTAGTATCGCATACATAATCCCAGTGGATATACTTGTTGCGGTAATGGGTTCCGCCTATTTGCATATCATTTACATCCATTACAGTTCCTCCATTTCACGGCTGAACGCTTCTAACATCTCTTCTGCTTTGGCGGTTTGTTGTTCGTCAGCCAAGTAGTTAATCGCCTTAACCAGCACCTCACGCCATTTACGGAAAGGGCGTTTGGCGTTAATCTTACCTTCCCTCACTTGCTGTATGCAGTACCACATTCCGCTGAGGGTATCTGCCAGTTTAAGGAAGTTAATTTCCTCTGGATGCAAGTCAAAGTGGACGCCGTTTTGCTCTTCCCAGTGGCGCTCAAGTTTATCCAAAACACTTTTCAGTTCTGGGCTTGCTTGTTTAGTAGGGAATGGAATATCCCCTGTATAATACTCAGCCGCGTCATGGGTTAATGCTGCCAGCAATAATTCCTTGGAACATTGCGGATAAATGTATTGCAGTATCAAAGCAACTTCCCATTCATGCTCACTGTTCTTTTGCTTGTCCATACCGATACTACTATGGAACCGAACAACATTACCGCTCTGCAATACCTTACGAATATTCATTATTTGGATCCTTTGTTAGCGCGAGTTTCTAACCATGTTCCACAAGCCATACGCCAGTCATCAGCAACTAATAGCTTCAAGTGCTTACTGGCTTCGACTGGTCCTTCTGTTTTATGTACCAAGTAAACCAACAACATCGGCATAACTAAGTCTTCAAAATAAGCTGATCGCCAGTTACTACATTGATTAACCTCAACCAAACCGAAATCATCATACAGTTTGAAAAACTGCTTTAAATCTTGGTTAAAGAAACGCATACCAGCATGGGACATTCTAACCAAACACTCACAATATTCATACGGGTTAAAGTTACCTTGGAACCCGGTATTGGTACGGTTATAAACATCGCCAGCGGCTCCCTCAGTGTATACATGGAAGCTGTTACTAACCTGAGTATACGTACCCATGTTAACGCCTAAGCTGGCGGCAACGTATTCTTGGATCATACTAAACTGAACCACGTTGGCACCGTATGCACCCCATACCATATCGTTAGAACGGTTATATACAGTCATGTCTAACCGCTGGTTACGCATACGGAATACAATGGACATATTGCAGGCTTTATCTTTTGTATCTTTATCGAGATCTTCAGTGTCCCATATTTGGCATACTGCCTGACGGCTATTAGGGTCGCGGGTTAACGTTTTGATAACTGTATCAATCTGGTCTTGAGCAAACGCTTTACGCAACCGATAACCGTATGGCGCATTGAATTCTATACCGTCGTCACTATAATCCCCCATGCCCTTATTGAATTCAGCTAGAAACTCAACATCACTGCGACCAGCTATAATCCAAAGCGCTTCCATTAGATGGAAGAACGGGTTGGCATCTCTAACGCGACTCATAAGAACTCTATGCCTAGGATGTTTATAAACGGTAGCAACGGGTGCAGGCATCTCCAGCGTCATCCCGTTGCGGCTTTCAACTTTTATACCTTCTTTCTGTATCAATACCAATCCTTTGGCTAGTGCTTCATTGACATCGTTGGCTTCTATTACATACATATTCTAAACTCCTTTGTATTTACGTTTGGACCGACCTGTACCATTGCTCACCTTCATATATTTCGAGTATTCACAAAAGCAATTCTGAAAGTTTTGATGACAAAGTATATCTAAAATACTTTCCGGTACTTCATATTCAATTACTTCATAGGCGCTGTCAATAGCTTTTTGATAATTACGTGACGTTATCTTTTCTTCCCAGAACCATTCTAAACCTCTCAAACTTCCAGGCCCAGGAGCGCTGAAACTAAACCAGTCCGGAGCCTTATTTAATGGGTGACCTGTTGTATTCTTAATATCAGCCACTACTTGACCGGCTAGGAAACTCGCTACCCCTTCCACTGTCATCAGCCGCTTATGTGCCTCAGCCAGTGTAGTACAATTGTCAATGATGTCTTTACGCTTTGCAAGCTGTTCCAATAAATAAAGACAATAGTCTGCTTTCGGCATTGCCTTGCCGTTAGTGGATATAATATAGGCTCCATTCCATATACGCTTACCCGCTGCTTTTCGCTCAGCTAATACGTTTTCCGCATTTTCCAGCCATAAGCTTAGATCGCTATCGTAGTCTATAGGTTGCATAAGCTCAGCAAGGGTATCCGGCTGGTTAAATATGCGCGCTACTACCATGGCAAAGGTATAGGAAGATAGTGTAGACTCCTCAGCGCCAAAGTCATCCAGCCCTGTAGGGTAAGTCCAGTTATTACGTATCCACCGGGTAACGCGGTCGTCCTCCCGGTTTACGTTGCAATAATAGACAGATTGCATAACCGGGTTAGTGCTCCAGGGTTTGGGCTTACCTGCTTCTTTTTGCTGGCGGATACTGTCACGCTCTTTAATCCAGTAAACCATTTGTTCCTGATTAGAAGTTAAGCTCATAATACAGAATATCCTTTTTAATTCTATAACGTCATGGTTGCTATTAGGTTGTACTAGGTAGATAAAGAGAGACCGTGTTTATATGCTTTTTTCCATTGGACTGTCATTCCCAAATCTGTTATATGTCGCTGCTGTTTGCCGTTGCTCTTGCTTTTTATACTTACGAAATCTTCATGTAACTCTTTAAATTTATTCATAGCTTTGATAATTTTACCCTTGTTTCTAGATAGTTCTAACCCGCCTTTGCCAGAACTGGCATCGGTAACTATCCAATCAGAAGTAAATATATTCTTACCACCGCATTCGTAAACTGAAAGAGCTACGTGCCAGTCTTCGCAAAGTTCTATATCGTCAAAACGTATAAGGTTATCTTCTAAAAACGATTTGTTAAAACCGTATATCATAGAAGGAGCAGAAGCTTCATATTCGCTAGGTTTGGTGTTTGCCATAAACCTGTTAGATACCCCCACGTAGACATAGCCTTCTTCTAACTTAGATTTAATCCATAAGAACAATCTGTCTATATCTGAAGAATTAGATTTTACATATTTATCAGACAAGTGACAATATGTTTCAAATTTTAAGTCGTCATCTAACATGACGATATGTTCGTCTTCATCACCTTCATCATCTTCAATATAAAGCTGCCTGAGCAAGCCCATATTGCCATCAGCTTTATCATTATGATGGGAAACTATTTCACTATTTAAAAACAACTCTGTAGAGAAACTTTCTGTGGATATCACTTTATCTCTATTAGTGGGTATGATTATTTTCATAATTTGTACCCTATTCCTTTTTCGTAAGCTTTTTTCCATTGCACCCTTACATCAAAACGAGTAGGGAACTCTTTCCAAGTGGTTTTAGTAGTCTTCTCAACTACGGTTACAAAGTCAGGGAAACTAGCGGCTAGTTCCTCAGCACATCTTTTCTGCATTTCCCATGTCCGGTAACTGCTACAACCACCAGCGGCACCTGAGCCAACTTGGTTCCAACAATACTGGTACATAACCCGGTTCGCTATACCTTGTGTTAGCAAACTGAGAATCATGTAGAAGTCTTCCATTACATCTTGTCCATCAAAGCGTAATCCCAAAGTTTTAAACCTCTGGACATCAATACCATGGAAGTTCATTTGCCGGGTATGTTCTTGGTAGTTCTCAAGGTTATGGTTGTTACCTTGCCGGGCACTAACGCCAACCACTGGAACATCATCCAGTGACATCCAATTAACCAGTTCCTCAAACAAGTCTTCCATCATATACGGGTCGCATTTTTCAAGCTTTACCGTATTAGCAATGCGTTTGAAAAAGACCATGTCGTCATCCAGGAGGAACAGGTAAGGGGTCGGACAATTCTCTACAGCCCATTGTCTAACCTTACCGATACCTTTTACTTCTGGTGGCATAGCAACAATGTTGACATCATCAACGGTTAGGCTATAATCGTCAAACTCCTCACTCTCTACCAGCAAAGTACAAAACCCGCGTAACCTATCTCCCAGGAAGTCTAATGTCACTTGCTTGTCAGCTCTACCCTTTGTAGGTATACAGATTGTCACGTCACTGAAGTCCATCTTAGACCTCCTTAATAAAGCCTTTCTTAATGGCGTAGTTTATGTGAGGGGTAGGTGTGGTTCCATCATTTACAAGGAACTCCTCTAGCTCTTCGGCTGTAGCTTCGCCAAGGTTGTCTTCTACAAAAGCTACCAACCGGGTATGCCTACCTTTCATTGGTGGGGTCTCACCTACTGCAAAGGTTTTGCCCGCGTAACTGGGTTTGCGTTTGGCACCAGTTTTCCCCGGTTGCTTTGACTTTGCCGGAGCTGAGGTCGGTTTTGCCGGGGCTTTTTTAGCAGGGGCTACCGTTGTATCACCCTTGTCCTTTGACCGTTTGTCAGCCTCTTTGAGCAACCGCTTACCGAGTGACTTTGTATACTTGGGAAAGTCGTCTAACTTACTTTGCAAACAAGACCAGCAAAACTCCGCCGCTTCTTCCTCGTTGGTAAATTTACGGGCCTGCTCTGAATTATTATGGTAAAGCTCAGTTATTTCTTTAACCGACATTT